GTGGAGGTCGCAAAGTACTTTGACATGTTGCGCGACTATTACAAGTGCGCTTTATGGCTTGAGCATCACGCCCCTCTTGGTACGAGTTCAAGCACGAGAGATTTGCGACCTTTTGGTTCAGCCGTATGGTCACGCTGGCCAGAATTTGGTCTTTCCTTGACACCTGACCCAACTGCTGTGGGCGAATATGTTTACGATGTTCGCCATTTCCGTGGGGCGCGAGATGTGCGTGAATTTCCAACTAAGATGAGAAGAGGAAAAGTTTTCCCATTTGAGGTTCTTGAATTTATGAAGGCGATATAGCGATGGCTGAAAAGGGTTTAACTAGAGAGTTTCTCGCTGAACGCGATTTGCGTATTTTCAAGATGAGGCAGGCTGGCGTGCCTGTTTCAGAAATAGCGCGACGATTTGGTATCGGTACTTCCAATGTGTCTCACTCGATTCGTAGGCAATTAGGTAAGTTAAACCAAGAGGCACTTCTCGCCTATCCTGAAGTTTTGCAGATGGAATTAGAGAGATTGGACGCCCTACAGTCCGCAATCTGGCCCATGACGCAACACCGAAAGCAAAAAATGGATGACGGCACAGAGGTTTCTATAGAACCTGACATTAAGGCTGTTTCTACCGTTTTGTCTATTATTGATAGACGAGCGAAGTTGTTGGGCATGGAGCAGACCAATGTCAATGTTCAGATGGATGTCCGTGAAAGTTCGCCGTTGCGCGCAGTTCTTGCTGGCGCACCCGGAGTTGTTCAGGCTGAAAAGTTTGATTCGGAAGCGGAAGGCAAGAAGTTGCTCGCCTTGATGGCTGACGCTGGAATTTTGCCCAAGGAAACAATCAGGGAGTTATTGAATGATTTCCCTGCGCTTAGCGACGGTGGGGATATTGAAGATGCTGAAATCGTTGAAGATGCACCCGTTAAAGAGATAGACAATATCTAATTTCCGAGTAATTGCAGGTTCTGATTAAAAATCGTCTCGGTAGAAGATTTCAAATCCGCAATGCATGACCGCAGACGCTAAAGTCCCAAAATAAACATCCCTGTCCATCGTTTGGTCAACTGGCTGTGATGGTATTTTGAGCGAGGCTTTTAGAGCAGCGGCGAACTGTATGTCCCTCATCGCCCTGCCTCCGTCATAGAGGAGAACATCCTCAAACTGCACCACTCTTCCAACGGTTGCTAGGTATGGCAATGCCACAAAGGTGTGGTAATCATTGGTGAGATGTGTGAAAGATATACATTCTTTTACGGGAACCTTGTTTTCTCCGTACAGTAGGGCTAAGTCTTTGCCGTGGGTTTCTTCGGGAGCCATAGAGCAATAGCCCTCCGCCGCGATGGTGTATTCGTCAATGCTCCATCCTTGCCGAACTATGCAGGATGCTTCTATTATCTTGGTGAGGCGTTCTTCTTTGGGGGTGTCAAAAGTGTTTTTTAGTTGAAGAATCGCCACAATTTCATTTTTTCTCCAACCAAATATATTAATATTTAAATCAGAACCTATTCCATCCTCTTTAACAAGAGCCGATTTTGCTTCTTTTATGGACTCCACGCATAGCGCCAACTTATCCATTTCGGTCTCATAGAATCCTGTAAACATGATTTACAAACCCTACCGCATGGTAATCCCCGCAAAATGAAGGTTGCATTTGTGTCACATTCTTCAGACTAAAGTTTTGACATGACACAAAAACAGAACAAAAAAGCGCCCGTAAAGAAGACTGCTACAAAAAAGGCTCCTGCGAAGAAGGCTCCTGCGAAGAAGGTTGCTCCAAAGGCAAAAGCAGGAGCGGTTTCTGTAGAGACAAAAGAAGTCGTTTCTAACAAAACTGTTCTTCAGGAAACAAAGCCAACTACCTTCGTTGATAGTGAGCGATTCCTCAAGTCTATTGCTGAGTCGAATGTAATTAAAGCAAACGATGTGAAGTCTGCTTCTTTGCGCAAAAAAATGCTTGCATGGTTTAAGATTCGCAAGTAGTATTAGTCCCATATGATGGGACTACCGAGGGGGATTTATGACCGAAGAAAATAGCGTGCTGCCCGTGAGCACTTTAAGCATTGATAGCAATATCCTTCTTGGTGATGTGAGGAAAACATTAGCGTCGTTGCCCGACAACAGCGTCCACTGTGTTGTGACATCTCCACCGTATTGGGGTCTGCGAGATTACGGAACTGCAACCTGGGTTGGCGGGGACGAAAATTGTTCTCATAAGAGAGACAGTAAGTTCAGTGAAAGTTGTACGACAGGGCAGAAACTTCTTGAAGGCGCTATTGGGGACGGTATCTATAAAGTTCAATGCCCACGATGTGGTGCAATGCGCAAAGATAGTCAACTTGGTCTAGAACCGACATTCGACGAATATGTTGAACATATGGTTGAGGTGTTTCGTGAAGTGCGTCGTGTCCTGCGTGACGATGGCACGCTGTGGCTAAACCTTGGCGATTCTTATGCTGGTAGTAATGGCAACGGGTGGAAGCAGTCAATCGCCTCAACCAATGCTTCAAATGCTGGCGGTGACAATGAAGACTTCAGGGCAAAAATCGGACGCGACGATGGCGAACTAAAGCCCAAAGATTTAGTTGGAATCCCTTGGCGAGTGGCGTTTGCTTTACAGGCTGACGGATGGTTTTTGCGTCAAGACATTATTTGGGCTAAACCAAACCCGATGCCTGAATCCGTGCGAGACCGTTGCACCAAAGCACATGAGTACATTTTCTTGTTGTCTAAAAAGGGTCACTATTTCTTCGATTATCTTGCCATTAAGGAACCAGCGAAGTACGCTAACGATGACCGCGGTTCGCGTGCTGATTCCCGCAAGGATGCAGGTGTCCGCAACACGATGCACGGCTCAACAGGGGAATTTAGAAATAAGAGGTCAGTATGGACAGTCACAACCAAACCTTTCAAAGGGGCTCACTTCGCAACATTTCCTCAGGATTTAATAGAGCCATGTATCTCCGCTGGTACAAGCGAGATGGGTTGCTGTGCGCAATGTGGTTCACCTCTAAAGAGGATTATCCAAAGGACACGAATAGCCCGCAACGAACTTCCCGAGACTGACTCAAGGTATCGCCCCAATACATACAACGGAGCGTACGGTGAAATTAACGGTAAAGGCGATGCCGGATATACGCAAACGGAAACTCTTGGATGGGAAAAAGGTTGCAAATGCGAGACAGAGGAGACCGTCCCATGCACTGTATTGGATGTTTTCTTTGGTGCTGGAACGACAGGTGTCGTAGCGCAACGATTAGGTAGAAACTATTTGGGTTGTGAATTGAACCCCGAATATGCTCATATCGCCACAGCACGACTGATTGAAGAAAAAGAAAAAAATAGGTTACTTCTGCTCTCGCAGAAAATTCAACCGTCTCTTTTTGAGGTTCATTCTGACGACTGATAAATGTTGTATTATTTACCTACACAGGTATTTCCTTTGACTTGGAGGTCAAAATGTCAGCATCAGCCCCTACCCTTCTTCCGCTCACCGTAACTGGCGCTGTCGCAACCACTTCTTCGGTAGTTGCTCGCGTTCCTTTTGCTGGTCGTGTTCGTGCAATCAACGTAGCCGTTGGAACTGCACCAACTGGTGCGGCACTCACAGGAACGGTTCGCAAGACTTCAGCCGCTGGAACAGTTGTTGGAACTTTCTCAATCGCAATCAGTGGTACTTCGGCATCGGCAACTATGTCGGCAACCGATGGCGCAAATGAATTCGCAGAAGATGACTTGTTGTTCCTCGTTGTTGCCCAAGTGGGTTCCTCAGTTGCAGGTGCAAACTTGACAGCACTTCTTGAAATTGACCAAGCAGGAGACCAAGACGGTGTTGATGTTCACAGCGTTGCGGTTCTCCGCGGAGACCACCCAGGTTCAGTAGTAGCGTAAGTTACTAACGGGTGATTGTTTCACTCGTAAAATTTAAACCCGACAAGTAGTTGTTCCCCCACATCCGTGCAGGTCTGTGGGGGAACAACTATATATGGGCTCAGTTTGGCTGAGTAAAAGTAACGGCGACCCTGTCTCCCGCGGTGCCGAGAAGAGATATCGCGTCTTGTTTGGTGTGAATAGAGCACCATTCGCCGATTTCCATATCGGTTATCAACTCCAAATAGTCACAAAAAAACCGTGCTCGTGAGCACATGTATGGCGGAACACCACATTTTTCGGGCTCTGTTTCACCAGTTTTGAGCAGTTTTTCTGATGCACCACATGCGAGAAGAAGCGCACCCCAAACATCTATTTCCCCCGAATAGGGGTCATAGGTGTCAGAGTTGGAAAAACCATGTTTTTTAATCCTGTCCACGGCGGAGTCATAAATATCATGCGCTCCAAGTTGTTTCAGGATTGCAAACATTACTTAATCGGGCATGCTCCCGTTGCGCAGTCCTCAAGGGTCAAATCAAAACCCGATGCTTGGCTAAGTGCGATGCTTGTGTCAATCTTTGATACAAGTGTGTTGTATTGCTGTTCCGTGATTTGCTCGTATGGAGGAAGCGGGAAGTTATGGTCTGCGTGCAGAAGAAATGATACTGATTTGACACCAGTGTCGTAGTTCTTTGACAACCATTCTTTTATTAGTTCAAGTTCTTCCTTGCGGTAATACACGGTTACAGAAACAGCATTGTCAGCCCATTCTGTCTGCATCTTCTTTACCCATTCGAGTTGCTCCACTGCTGTCATGTCTTCAGCAAGGATTGCGTTGTCTGGTGACTTGCAAGGGAACTCAACGACATATCGCAGGTGGTCTTCTCTGCCGTCCAAACCTATATCCCAAGTGACTTTATGCCCTCGCTTACGCAAGCCGTCCACAAGGGCGTCAGACGCTCCAAAACGGACCCTACGGATGTAATACGGTGCGAATGCTGGATGTATGCCCGGTGTGATT